TGCTGTGAGAGGCAAGATTATTATCGTCGACCTTGACGGAACCCTTTACAATTCTGTTGGGCGGTCGCACTTGGCCAAGGCTGGTCTTTGGGACGATTTCCACTCGCAGTCTGTTTTTGACCAACCCAACTATGACGTGCTTGAGCTTGTGCAGCTTTTGTCAAAAGACCAAACAATGCTGGGAATAACAGGACGCAGCGAGAAGTTCCGTAACATCACCAACGCATGGATGCATCGCTGGTCTGTTCCGCTGGATGACCTTTTGATGCGACCCGACGGAAACTATTACTCCGACGCTGAGGTTAAGCTGAGCCTGTTGCACCGCTGGCTGGGCAAAAACGACCGCACAATGCGCGAGGTCTGGTTCGCGTTGGAAGACCGCGACAAGATGGTGGACGCATGGCGCAATGCGAACATCCCATGTTACCAAGTCAGAGCAGGAGAATACTGATGGACGGGCAATTCTACGACTACGCAACTGATTCGATCAACAACTCACCTTACAACCCCGACTATGGCTTCACCGACAAGTTCCGCCTCAACTGCGTTGAGCTGGCATCGATGGTCGGGGTGCGTGCAGCAGCCGAGGCTGCTGAGGTGTCAAAGGCATCAATTTACCGCTGGAGGAAAGATTATGATGACCGTGCCTGATATGCTGCGGCAATCCGCAGAGACCTACGAGCAGCGCAACAAGCTCTATGGCGACAACTACAAGCGTTTCGGCCACATCGTCGCATTGCTGTTCCCCAACGGCATCAAGCTGGAAAGCGAAGACGACCACAATCGTTTTGGGGTGTTCGTGCAGATCGTTTCCAAGCTGACCCGCTACGCTGAGAATTTCGGCACTGGTGGCCATGACGACTCGCTGCTGGACATGACAGTTTACGCGACGATGCTGCGCGAGCTGGACATGGAAGCCAAGGCGCGCACCATGGATTCAATTAGGAAGGGTTTGTGATGCAGGCGATATTGTTCGACACTGAGACCACCGACCTGATCCACAACCACGCAATCCCTCTGGACCAGCAGCCTCGCATCATCGAGATCTACGCTCTCAAGATTCAGCTGCCAGCGGATGCGTTCGGCTCAGCCGAGGAATGGCAGTTTGTCGATGAGTTTGAATCCTTCGTGAATCCTGGGATCAAGATCACCGACGAGATCACGCGCATCACCAGCATCACCAACGCAGACGTCCGCGATGCACCGCGCATCGCCGAGCTATGGCCAAGGCTGCGTGACTTCTTCGCAACGGCGGACATGGTGGTGGCCCACAATGTTTCATACGACATGGGCGTCATAGACTTCGAGCAGTTGCGTGTTAATGACAAGCAGAAGTTCCCTTGGCCACCCAAGCGGCTGTGCACTGTTGAGGCAACTGAGCACCTAAAGGGCCACCGCCTGAGCCTGACTGCGTTGCATGAGCAACTGTTCGGCGTCAAGTTCGAAGGCGCACACCGCGCACGCACTGACGTGAAGGCCATGACCATGTGCTTTAAGAAGCTCTGGGAGGATTGTGAGATATGAGGATCCGCACAGGCTATTCATTCCGCCAAGCAGTGGGGCACCTCGACGAAGCTCTCGCAGGCATCCAGCGCATGGGGCTCCCATTCGCGCCAATCACCGACCGCGCCTCAACCTTTGGGTTCGTGCGTTGGTCCAAGCTGTGCAAGAAGAACGACCTCAAGCCTGTGTTCGGGGTTGAGCTGGCAGTGACCGACGACCCACAGAGCAAAAAGCCTGCGTTCGACCACTGGACATTCGTGGCCAAGGATTCACTGGTGCAAGTGCATGAGGCTCTTGAGCTGGCCACCTCTCAGTTCCGCTATGAGGCTCTGCTCAACTATGATCAGGCCCAAGCGGTTGACGCAATCAAGATCGTCGGCCATCGCTCAAACCTAGAGGGCATCGACCCCAACACACCTGACCTTTACGTCGCGCTGAGCCCAAGCCTGAGCAATGGTCAGTTTGTGCGTGCGCAGCGATTGGGGTTCAAGTTCATCGCATCGGGCGACAATCGCTACCCCAGCGAGAAAGATCTGGCGTTCTACGAGGTGGTGTGCGGACGCATGGCATCCACCCAGAGCTATCCGCAATGGATCGTCTCTCGTGAGGAGTGGGCAGCAGCCCTGCCCAGAGGCTGCTCAGCGTCCGTGGCCGACGAAGCGTGGGCAACGCTACTCTCGGTCGGAGAAAGCCTTTCAGCGGCGCTAAAATCTGGGTCTCTGTTGGTGCCCGAAAAGAAGATGTCGCTGCGCAAGATGTGCGAGGCGGGTGCGAAAGAATTAGGCATCGACCTTTCGGACGAAATATACGCTGCTCGGCTGAAGAAAGAGCTGGACCTGATCGACCTCAAGCAGTTCGAGGACTACTTCTACATCATCGCTGACATGGTGGCTTGGGCACGGGAGCGGATGATCGTCGGCCCAGCGCGGGGTTCGTCGTGCGGGAGCTTGGCTTGCTACCTGCTCAAGATCACGACGATTGACCCAATCCCTTACGGGTTGATCTTTGAACGCTTCATCGACCTCAATCGTTCGGACCTGCCAGACATCGACATCGACTTCTCCGACCAGCAGCGGCACCTCGTGTTCGAATACATGGAGAACAAGTACGGTCGCGACCGCATTGCGCGGCTGGGCACGGTGGCGATGTATAAGGCACGGTCGTCGATGCAGGAAGCTGGCGCAGCGTTGCGCATTCCGCGTTGGCAGACCGACAAGGCTCTGGACGCATTGATTGAGCGCAGCTCGGGCGACTCACGCGCATTGGACACGCTGCGTGACACGCTGGAACAAACACCCAACGGCCAAGAGCTGGTGAGCAAATACCCAGAGGTCATGGTGGCGACAAAGATGGAAGGCCACCCACGTCACCACTCCCAGCACGCGGCGGGCATCGTGTTGACCGAGCTGCCAGTGCATGAATACGTCGCCGTGGACAAGAGGACGGGTGCGACCCATTGTGACAAAAAGGACGCTGAAGAGCTTGAGCTGCTGAAGATCGACGCGCTGGGCCTTACGCAGCTGTCCGTGTTCGAGGATGCATTGGAGCTGGCGGGGTTGCCGCTGCACTTTTTGGAGAGCGTGCCACTGGACGACGACGCTGCGTTCGACGTGCTCAACAAGGGCCATTTTAGCGGCGTGTTCCAGTTCAACGGGTTGGCATTGCAGTCGTTGTGCAAGCAGACCAAGGTGGTCGAGCTGGACGACATCATCGCCATCACCGCTCTGGCGCGTCCTGGACCACTGACGTCTGGTGGCGCATCCGAGTGGGTTTACCGCAAGAACGGCTGGGACCCAAGGATCAATCAGAAGATCGGCACCACCTACCCTCACCCGTTGTTTGAGCCATACCTGAATGACACGCGTGGCATCGTGTTGTATCAGGAGCAGGTCATGGAGATCGGTCGGCAGATTGGCGACCTGAGCTGGGAAGACGTGACCGCATTGCGCAAGGCGATGTCGAAGTCTCTGGGCAAGGAATACTTCGACCAGTTCGGCGACCGCTGGAAGGACGCAGCCGAGAAGAAGGGCATCCCGCGCGACGTGCTTGACAAGGTCTGGGACGACCTTTGCGCCTACGGTGCGTGGGCATTCAACAAGTCACACTCGGTGGCGTATGGGATGATCAGCTATTGGTGCTGTTGGATGAAGGCACACTACCCAACGCAGTTCGCCGCTGCGACCCTCAACCACGAAACTGACCCAATGAAGCAGATCGGCACGCTGCGTGAGCTGCACAAAGAGGGAATCGGCTACGTCGCGGTGGACGCAGAGCTGTCGACCGACAAGTGGCAGGTTGGGTTTGTTGACGGCAAGCAGGTGCTGGTGGGCCCAGTGCAGAACGTCAGGGGCATTGGCCCAAAGCTCGTGCAACAGATTGTGAGCTCAAGGCACCGCAACGAGCCTCTGCCAGCGCGTGCTGCCAAGCTGCTGGCCGACCCCAAGACCCAGATCGACACGCTGTGGCCAGTGCGCGACCGCATCCAAGAGCTGATCCCTGACCCAACAGAGCGCAACATCCTTACTCCTGTTTCGGTCATCGAAGACATAACAGAAGCCCACGAAAAGGAGACGACATTCTTGATCATCGCAGTGGCCAAGTCGATCAACCCGCGCGATGAAAACGAGACGATCATGATCGCGCGGCGTGGCTATGAGATCAAAGATGGCAAGACGCAATCGCTCAACCTGCAGATGGAGGATGACACAGGCATCATCTATTGCAAGATCGGGCGGTGGAAATACGCCCAGCTAGGCAAGCAGATCGTCGATCGCGGTCGTCCTGGCAAGTCAATTTATGCCATCAAAGGTTCGGCCCTGCCCAAGCGCAGGTTCTTGATGGTCGAAAATGTTCGCTACATTGGCGACATGGATCCAACACACGAGGAAAACAAATGAGCAAGAAATCAGTATCGTCCCTGAGCGAGATCCCTGCGGTCAACGAATATCTGCAGCGCATCGGCGCTGAGCCACGCTCGCTGCTGACAGCAGTGGTCCGAGAGATGAGCGGCAAATACTGGCAAGACGTCGCGGTGATCAAGTTCGAGCGCAACGGTGCCGTAACAGCGCACGAGGCCTTCGCACCCAGCGAGAGCGAAGTGACCCGAATCATCGCACAGTTCGATGAATACGAGTTCCCCACGCAACAGAAGATCAAAGGGCTGAACAACGTCCCTGAGGCAATCGACAAAGCAGAGCCTGAGAATGTGTTCAAGTTCTTTGACTCTGATGGATCAATTATCATGCTTCAGCTGAGGCGCGATGGCAAGGACGGAGAGAAGAATTACGTCCCCTACACCTATTGGTCCGACGGCAAGTGGCGTGCGGCCGAGCCTGAAGGGTTGTTGCCGTTGTGGGGCATTGACCAGCTGAAAGACCACACCACCGTGTTCGTCCATGAAGGCGCAAAGGCTGCTCGGGCAGTGGCGCGCATGGTCGCTGGCGAAACTCGTGCGGACCGTGATGCGCTGTTAGCGCACCCTTGGGGGCCAGAAATGGCAGGCGCGGCGCATGTTGGGTGGATTGGTGGGGCGCTGTCACCCGCGCGCACTGACTGGGGAGTGCTCAAGCGCATGGGCGTAAAGCGTGCCTACATCGTGAGCGACAATGACCCTGCTGGGGTGCAGGCGGTCCCCGCAATCGCTTTCCGCCTGAGGGTGCCGACCTTCCACGTGCAGTTCACTGACGAATGGCCAGCGTCGTTCGACCTCGCGGACAAGTTCCCTCGGGCCATGTTCCGTGCGCTGGACGGGGTTGACCACTACGTTGGGCCAGCATTCCGTGCATGCTTGCATCCTGCAACATGGGCCACGGACCTGATCCCCAACGCAGCAGGCAAGCCAACAACTGTGCTCCGCCAACACTTCAAAGAGATGTGGGCCTACATCGAAGAAGCTGACCTGTGGGTGTGCACCGAGATGCCAGAGATCGTGCGGACTGAGCCCGTCGTTAACAAAGTGTTCTCGGCATTCTCCCACACGTCCAACACCACCCAGCTACTGCTGAAAGCCTATCAAGGTCGCTCAACAAAGATCTGCTATCGCCCTGATGTCAAAGGCAGAATCGTAACTGACCGCTCGACCAGTGCGATCAACCTGCACATCCTGTCCCAGATCAAGCCTGCGAGCGGGGACGCTGGGCCATGGATTGAGTTCCTGAGCTACATGTTCCCGACCGAAAGCGAGCGCAAGAATGTTGAGCGGTGGTGCGCCACGCTTATTGCTCACCCTGCGGTTCGGATGGAGTATGGGTTGTTGTTGGTGAGCGAGGCCCAAGGCATAGGCAAGACCACTCTGGGTTCTGAGGTCCTGGGCAAGCTGGTGGGTGACCACAACGTGGGGTATCCCTCGGAGAAGACGATCACGGAAGGCGGGTTCACTGACTGGATCGCCAACAAACGGCTGATCGTGGTCAACGAGATCTATTCGGGCCACAGCTGGAAAGCCTACAACACACTGAAAAGCTACATCACCGACAAAGACGTGACTGTTAATGCGAAGTATCAGCGGCCCTACATAATCGATAACTGGGCACACATCATTGCGTGTTCCAACTCAATGCGTGCTCTGCGCATGGAACAAGACGACAGGCGGTGGTTTTACCCTGAGATCACAGAGGTCCGCTGGCAACCTGTTAAGTTCAAGGAATTCTACAACTGGCTGCAAGGCGGTGGGCTGTCGATCATCGCTGGCTGGGCCAAAAACTACGGCAACTACGTCCAGAAAGGGGAGCGTGCGCCAATGACTGAGCGCAAAAAGGACATGATCGCTGGCTCGCGGACCGAGGCGCAGATTGAAGCGGCGGCGCTGGCTGAGGCTGCGCAGCGTTCACCACGGCCGATGGTCATGTCAATGAAAGAGATTGAGATGTGGGCGCGCACCCAGATCCAAGGGCGGATGTATGATAGTCCGTATGACTTGCGGAAGGTGATGAAGGAGTGTGGGATGAACCCTTCAAAAGGACGCATCTTCGTGAGCAACCGACTGCAATACGTGATCGCTAACACAGCGGCGATGCAAAAGCTTGCTGGGCCACTGGACGGGAACAACCTTGAGCTGATCAAAGACATGGTCGTAAAACCTAGCGATGTTATGGAAGGGGCGATGTGATGGCTGTGGTGCATGTTGCGAAGATCGAAACTGATGGGCGCACGGCGCGTGTGATCCTGTCCGACGGGAACGAGATGCATGGGCTGATAAGTGTTTATTCGAGTGGCGAGGTTAATGCGCTGTCTAAGTTCGTGATCGAAGGCTATATCATGAGGGTTTGTGAAATGGACAAAAAGAGCTACAGTTGAGGTGCCAAGCGGTGCGTGGCTGGGCTGACAGGTGCCCGAAAACGACCGCACAGTGGCTGGGTTAATCTTCCTCCCTGATCCTGGGTCGCTGCGTCCTGAGTATGACGTTAAACTGCTTGCTGGATCAAACATGATGGTCGGTGGCCGCTGGGGCCAAAAACAGCCCAAAAAGTTAAGTCCTTGTTTTCCCACTTACCACTTTCCATTTTTCTTACAATTCTGAAGACTCTGAGAAGAAAGAGAAGAAGAGAGTATATGAGAAGGGTTTGGGGTATTGATGGTAAAAGTGGAAAATGGAAAGTGGGTATTTAATGATATCAAGGAGTTATAAAATGAGAAAAACGTCCGAAAAAAAGCCTGTAGCGAAAACAAGGACTTAGCCATGGCGAGCGAAGAGAGGCAGTTTCAGCAGTGGTTCGTGCGGGAGTGGGAGAAGTCGGGCAGGTGGGCTGAGAACATCCACCCTAGCTTTGGGACCAAGACGGGCATCCCTGATGTGTTTTTGTTGATCAGCAAGCTGCTGGTGCCGATTGAGATGAAGACTGCTGAGCTGGTCGCAGGTGAGTTGAAGGTGAGCGATATCAGACCCGCACAGATACGTTGGTCGCGCAAGTTCGCGGCGCACGGCGGAGCTTGTGGCCTTGCGGCAGGGCTGCGAGACGGCAAGAGCTGGCGCATTGCTGTGGTGCGGAACGAGGCTTGGTGGTCAGGCAAGGTGGTGTTCTCTGAGGATGAATTCGTCGTTGTGGATACCCCATTCAGGGCTTTGATCCACGTGCTGTCACAATGAGCTTTCCTTTTTTGGTGCTTTCAGCGATAATGAGGCAACCCGCGCAATTATGTGAGAGCCTCAGCCCATGCAACCGATGATCCCCAGCTTTTGGAAACAGTCGAAAGAGCACGTCCTGAATGCCGCTCGTGGGCGTCCGCAAACCTACGACAATTCAGAAGACCTTGCCAACGCATGTGGCGGATACTTTGATTGGTGCGAGCAGAATTTCGTTGAGGAAGAGGTCTTGGTCAATTTTCAAGGTGTCACCACCAAGGAAAAAAAGGCGCACCCAGTGCCTATGATCATCAGAGGAATGTGTAATTTCATCGGCGTGAACGAAAGCACATGGCGAGTCTGGCGACAAACGAGGCCAGATTTAGCAGCGACTATTGGCTGGGCGGAACATGTCATCTACATGCAGAAGTTCACAGGCGCTGCGTCAGGCCAGTTCAATGCGAATTTGATAGCACGCGATCTGGGTCTGGCCGAAAAGTCAGAGCTCACAGGCCGCGACGGTGGGCCAATCCAGACAACGACCATCGACACTGAGAAGCTAAGCACGAGCGCATTGAAAGAGATTTTAGCTGCGAGGAACCATG